TGACCCAGCCCGCCTGCGTGGCGCTGACGAGGGTACGGAACGGGACGACGCCGGTGGCCACCGTGCCAGCGAGGGGAGTGATTACCTCGGTCCGCGTCTGCCCGGCGAGGTCGACGCCGACGACGGTGATGGTCCCGAGCGTGTCGTTGCCGGTGACTGCGGTGTGCGTCACCGTCACGAAGCAGGCGCCCGACCAGACGGGCGTCGTGTTGGCCAGGGTATAGGCACCGTTGGCCATGTTCACCGAGGTAACGAAGCGGTTGGCTACCGCCGCCGTCGTCGCGGCGGTGTTGGTCACGATGAGGCCCATCGCTAACGCTTCTCTCCTGGTGCTCGGGTTGCCTGCTCGGTTGCCTTGCTGCGCTTCACGGGGAACCGCAGCGTCGGCTCGGCGAACAGGTGGCCGAACTTCTTGATGATCGGGCTGTCTGACTCGACGAGGTCGCCCTCATGGATGTCTATCTCCTGCCCGTCCACTTCGGCCACGAAAGCCTGACGGGCAGCTAGAAGGTTGGACACTGCGGGCTCCTCTTTGGACTAGCGGGGGTGGGCATTGCGCCCACCCCCGCTTCAGGCCGGGCTTACAGGATGCCGCCCTGTCGGCCGCCGTCCACGTTCAGCACGCGGGCGGTGTTGCGCCAGAAGGCGTAGATGCCGATCTCGCCCGTCGGGAAGGAAGGCGTCGCGCCGTTGAGCATGTCGGGAATGACCTTCACCGACATCCCGAGCCGATCGACGATGACGTAGGTGTCCGGATTGCACAGGACGCCCCAGGTCGTGTCGTCGGTGGTCGGCGTGTACGGCATCGACGGCGTCTCCCAGATGGGATAGCCGAGCAGCGTCAGGCCGGTGTTGCCCGTGCGCTGGGTCGATGGGTTCGGAGTCGCGGCGTAGTTGATCCCGCCGAAGAGCTGGCCGCCAGTGGTCTCGAACGCCTGGATGCCACGGATGGCGGCACGCGACAGGAACCACGCGGCATTGAAGCGGTGGCGGATCGGCAAGCCTGCCTCCATGGCGCGCACGTCGGCGACGGCGAAGACGTCGTTGGTCACGGTGTCGACCCGGGTGTAGGCATCCTTCAGGCCCATGCCCTGCGGGAACACCGTGGTCCCCACGCCGACGCTGAACTGCGTCTCCTCGTTGGTGTCCTTGCCCTCGCCGAAGAGGACGCTGAGCTCGGCCGCGAGATCGGGCCGATCCTGCGCCATCTCGTAGGACGCGGTCACGAACGAGTGCGCCCGCTTGACCACGAACTCGGGCCGGGCGAACGTCGGTCCCTGTTCGGTTGCCGCAGCGGCCTCGGTCGCGTAGACCGCCGGGACGGCCGTCGCGGTGAGTGCCTGCCAGGTGTCCGTGCCCGCGATGGTCACGACGCGACAGGCTGCGCGGTAGGGGTTGATTGCCGTCCACGCGCCGATGGCGATGATGGTCGGGTCGAACTGGACCGGGACGGAGTAGCCGCCCGTGCCGTCGACGCCGACTGCCAGCGCCGTGCCTCGCTCTTCGCCGCCTGACCGGAGATAGCGGTCGAAGGCTGCGCGGTATTGCGGCGAGTTGGTGGCGAGAACGCGGCGCGCGATCTCCTTGTCGTCGCTGTCGACGAAGTCGAGCAGCTCGGCGAGGCGGTCGCGGCTCTTGTCCTGGTCATACCGCTTGCCGTTGACGCGCAGCGTCTCGGCCGCCCGCATGGCGTTGTCGCGGTACTTCTGGTTGCGATCCTCGATGCTGCGCGCGCTGCGCTCGAGCGTGGTGATGTCGTAGATGTCCGACTCGCCCTGGCGGTTGATCTGCATCGGTGCAGCGCCGGCGCCGGGCTCGGTCTGGGTGTCACGCTGGGCGTACTGCGCGAGCTTCGCCTGGCGGGCGTCCCACGCCGCGATGTCGGCCTCGTGCTGCGTGAGCTCCTTGTTGTCAGCGTCCCAGCGGGCCTGCTCCTCGACAGGCAGCACGCCCGGGAAGGCCACCGCCTGGGCGGCGAGGTTCTCCTTCAGTTCACGAACGCGAGAAGCCTTCTCGTCGCGTGTGGTGTATTCGATCGTCGGTTCCACTTTGGGGTTCTCCTGTGCTGGTACGGGTGCCGCGACAGGCGGCGTTGACGGGGAACGGGCTACCTGTGCGGCGCGCAACAGGTCCTCGAACTGCTCGGGGTCCTTGGCGCGGCGATAGAACGTGTCGGTGGTGGAGCGGACTCCGGCAGTCGCCTTCGAGTTGGCGGGGAACGTGACCGGGCCGAACTCGTAGGTGTGGGCCTCGGTGATCGTCCGCTCGGGGATCGCGTCGGGGTTGTGGGCGGACGCCTTCGGCGTGTGCTCCCACTCGTCGGCGCGAACCTGGAAGCGGAATGACGAGCCGTAGGCGCCGGCCTCGAGCCCGGGCGCGAGGTCGCGGTTGTAGCTCGTGTCGAACAGCGGCACGCTGTAGCGCGGGCCGGTCTCGTCGACCGACAGCTCTTCGATCGTGCCGAGGATCTTGTTGCCGATCTGCGGGTCATGGCCGTGATCGAACAGGACCTTCATCTGGCTGCGGTTCTCGGCAATGGTCCGATCGAACGCCTTCGGCGCGATGCGCTCCAGGAACCGGCCCTCGATCCACGAGTCGACCTCATACCAATTGCCGAACGTCGAGAAGTGGCCGACCATCGTCGGCATCTGGTCGCCTTCACTGCGGAGCTCGATGGCGTCGGCCACAGCGCGGGTGACAGGGAACGGCAGGCGTGCCGGTGGCACCGCCGCCAAGTCTTCGGGCTTCAACGCAAGAGACCTCCAATAAGCCGTTAGGGGCTCGGAGGTCCTCAAGGGTTCGGGCGCTGGTCTCGTGGACTCTGGCCGTCGGTCTATTCAGTTGTTACGGATTATGCACTGATTCGTGAATGTTATGCAACCACCAGCGATGCGCAGCCGCGACACTTGACCTCGAAGCCGCCGCCGGGCGCGGTGCGCTTGGCGACGAGCCGGTTGCAGTTGGCGCAGCGCACGTCGCCCACTGGCTCGCTCGCGTTGAGAAGTGGGGCCGGAGCCGCTGCTGGGGCGGGCTCCGGCGTAGCCGTGGTGCCCGGCGGTTGCAGCTGCACGCTGAACAGGCCTGTGTGGCGCAGCCGGTTGAAGTCGCCCGCCATGATCGCCTCGACGATGCTCTCGGCGGCGTAGCCCGCGTCGGTCAGCTGGCGGATGGCCGACGCCTGCACGGACTGGATGTCGGCGGCATCCTTGACGTCCTCCTGCAGGAAGGAGACATCGCGGTCGTCATACCAGAGCCGGGTGCCTGATGGCGTCGGGATGATCCGCTGCAGCGAGCCGGCCATGTCGCGCCACAGCGGGCGCATCGTCAGATCGGCGAAGGCGCGCCGGGCCTGCCCGTAGTTGGAGTACGTCGCGGCATCTAACCCGCCCGACAGGCCGATGATGATCGGAGGCACGCCGGCCGCCGACGCGATGCGCAGCTCGCCCGCTGCCTGGACGCTGGCGAAGTCGACCTGGCGCAGGTTGGCGCCGACCACCTCCGCATCGGAGCCGCCGCCGAGGAACAGCGTCCGATAAGCGTTGCGTGCGCCCTCGTGCTCCTTCTTGAAGAGGTCTATCCACTCCTGGGCCTTCTGCAGGTTCATGGTCTGGTCGAACTTGACCAGCATGTTCGGCGTGGCCGCGTTCTCGAAGTAGCGCGTCTTGTGCTGCGTCGACGCCTGGTCGCTGCCGATCTCGCGCAGGACCGGCACGAGCCACGACATGCCCGCGAAACGACGGCTCGGATCATGCGTGCTCTTGAAGTGGGCGACCTCGCTGGCGTCGAGGATGATGCGATCCTTGCCCTCGGCAGGGCCGCCGGGCTGGTAGCCGTAGCCGAGAACCTCGGTGTCAAGGTCCCATGTCGAGGCGTTGGTGCGCGGGTTGCCGGCGATGATCGTTACCCAATCGGGGCGCAGCCGGCGCAGTCCGTTGGCCTCGCGCAGGATGAAGGCATTGCCGCCGATGTCGGCGTCGACCAGCGCATCCTTGAGCAGCTTGCTCGTGGTCCCGCCCTCCCATGGCGCCTCGAGGATGCCGAGCGCCGCCGTGGAGAACAGCTCGCCGGGCCGGCCCTTCTCGAGGCGCTGGTACTGGAAGCGCGCCTCACTGAACAGCTGCGCGCGGGCGTTGATGCACGAGAACACGATCGGGTTGGCGGCATATGCGCCGCTCATCAGGCTGCCGTAGCTGGCACCCAGCTCCTCGACCTTGTTCGTGCCGTAGGTGGTTTGCGGATACCAGCCGCTTGCCATGCCCGTCAGCCAGTCGGCCGGGAAATAGCCGACGGAGCGGCGCAGGCCGAGCGCGCCGAGGAAGCGATCGGACAGGCTAGGCATGAGCGAACCATCCTTCCTCGACTCCGGCAGGGATCATCGCCTGCGCGTGGACCATCGCGGCCGCATCGAGGGCATCGATGACGCGCCGGTCCTGTTCCGCGCCGGACGTTCGCTGCGGGCTGGGCCGGTCGAATACCGTCGCGCCGAGGCGATTGGTCCGGGCGATGGCGTTCATGGCATGACTGGTGAGCCCGGCATCGCCGGAGTGGTGCAGCCAGCCGGCGCGCAGGCCTTCCATGAAGCGCTCATATTCCTCGACCTGCTGCGGCATCGTCTGGCCGCGGCTGATGATGTCGCTGCCGAGGTTCTCCTCGATCCAGGTGGACATCACGTTGGCGCCGAACGACGTATCCATAACGATCGTGTGGACGGGGTTGCGCTCGTGGACGGCCGCCAGCGCCTGCTCGATGAGGTGCGGGTCGAGCTGCTGCCCATCGCGGGGCGGTACCAGGACGACGGCCGGGCCGAGCAGGACGTAGTCATCGTCGCGCTTCCACATCGGCACGAGCGCCGTGGTGTCGTAGATCCAGCCGAAGTCGATGCCCAGCCAGATGGGCTGCCCTGCGGGGATCTCATCGTCAACGCGGCCGGCTTCCCACTCGCGCTCGGAGATTGCCGCACTGTCGGCGCGTGTGGGCAGGTTGCAGGTGAACCGGCGCCAGTGGGTGATGTTCATGGTCGGCCGGGCGAGCTTCAGCCGCAGGCTCTGGGTGGTGATGGCCTTGAGCGGGTTGGCGGCCTTGACGACCTTGATGTCCGAGACATCCGCCTGCTCGGGCACGGCCCACTCGTGGAGCAGGATGGAGTCGGACGCGACACGCGTAAACGAGCCCTTGCGCGTGACCGTCGAGCCCAATTGGCGGATCCGCTCCCGCGTCTGCTCGAACTCACCGCCCGGCTCGCCGGCAGTGGAGATGGTTATCAGCTGGCCGTGGCGCTTGTCGAGCTTGCCGCTCCAGGTCAGGTAGAGCGACAGGTCACGGTGGCGGTGCAGCTCGTCGATGAGCGCGAGCGTCGGGATCACGCCGTCGCCGGTCCGGTCATCGTTGGCGAACACCTCGATCATCGAGCCGTTGCCCTTATGGACGATGCGGCGGTAGCCGTCATAGCAGCGGAACAGCGCGGCCAGTCGGGGCGTGCGGTGTACGAAGCCCGCCGCTTGCCGGTACAGGATGCGCGCCTGGTCACGTGACGACGCTCCGACCGGCGCCCAGGCATCGACCGTGAACTCGCAGTGGTAGAGCGCGACCGCGGCGAGCAGCGTCGTCTTGGCATTGCCCTCCGGCAGGATCAGCCAGTTTTCAGGACGGCCCTCGAAGAAGTCCTTGGCGAAGGCGGCCTGGAACGGCTCGAGTTTCAGCAGCGCGCCATTGTCGAGGACGAGGTCCTTTGTCCACTTGCGGAAGTGGGCGAGGGTGAACGGCCTAGACAAGGAACGGCTCCGATTTTGTTTCGCGAAAACG